CGGGCAAACCCACTAGCTGCTGCCTGTAACTCCTGCGATCGATCTAAGATTACTTGGACGATCTGAGCCATCTCGGTTATAGCCATATTGGTTTGCATTGATCGCCCCGTGACTTACTGCTACAGGTATAGCCCCGGTATTTCTTTTGGGTAGTCGCACTTACGCCTTCTTTGTAAACCATGCGGCCGTGTGAGCAGATAGGTGCAGGATCTACGATCTCGCCACCTAATTGAGCTTTGATGTCTGCGATGCTTTCAGCTGCTGGGCGCACACTTCCCACGCCATCAACCTTTACTGCAGGTGTAGCAGTTGCCCATAGATCAACCTCTACTGCAGGCTGAGCCGCTAAACGTTCCACCTTCTCCATGTCTTGGCGTGTAGGCCGTGCATCACTAGGCATCAGTAACCCGATGGCTCGACCGATTGCGCTGGTGCTGCAATTTTCGATCCAAAAGTCCCTGTTTACGCCTCGATCTGATCTTTGCTCAAAGGCATAGTCAATAGCTGCCGGCACTACATCCTCATGCTCACGGAATACGCAGGCTCTAATTACTACATAGCCATCTTTAACGTTTAACTCAACGATTTCGGTAGTTATGCGCCCTGCGATATGGGTTTCTCTAAACCGCTTGATGCGGCTGTTCACATCCTCATAATTATTTAGGTCAAAGGCCATCACTTGACCACACGATCACTAGCTACACGCATACCAGCTGCGCGGCCACGATTGTAGCCATCCTTTACGCCTTCTTTGTAACCAACTGACCAACCTACGATAAACCAAGCAATACTTACCATTATTACGAATACTGCTACTTTTTCTATATCCATTTACTTCGCCCTTGTTTGGGTTAAGCCGTGCTACACCGAATTAGGTAGCCCTGCCTAACGTGTAAATAAAGGGTAAAGCCTGGGTATGACAGCGGTCAATAACCGACACGCCCTAACGCGTTAGTAACATTTCGTATATCGAGTCAACCTTGCTTTCAATACGATCTACGCGACCCCTTAAGTTATGGCCGCCGTTATTGTCCATGCGTAATTCGCTTAGGTAATACTTAACTAGATGGCGAACCAGCCCAGCCGCAAACCCCATAAGTGTGCAGATACCTATGGCTATTGCTAATAGCGACTGGGCGGCTGTCATTACTTTACGCCGAAAGTAGAATCGCTAGGGTTCATGGCTCGCAATAATGGCCCAAGCAGTCCTGCTATGAACGCGTTGCCTAGTGTCTTGTAATCTGTAATGCCGGACATGTAAAGCGCAGCTGCGCAGCTAAACGCAGCGCGTAGATATGACAGGCCAGCGGCCTTAGCTTGTTCTTTCATAGTCTTACTCCTAAATGCCCTTAGTTGACTTGTTTTAATACTGCAATCGTATGCGTACCCGATGCAGCAATACCATATAAGCCTTCGTGATCGCCTACCGGCACTTGCAGTTTATCGCCATTATCTAGTTTGTAGCCGTTAGATGTAGTTACGTTAGCATCGCCTAAATAGACAGCACCGCCGCCTAGATTATGTAGCAATACTGTCTGATCCATAATATTGGCAGCTACTAAAAGTGTGGCTGTTGTAGTTACTGTTACTTGTGCGCTAGTCGGCATAACTTAGTCCTAACTTCTCTATTAGTTTGGCAGCCTTTACGGGATCTATTCCCACCTCAAAATGCATTTCATCTTTACGATTACGATAATCGCCGCCCCACACTAATCCGTATTTTTTAGCTAGTGCTTGGATCATTGGTACTTTCTCAGCTGGGAACGTGCCCGCACGGCCAAGCGGATGGCGCGTAGCGTTCAAGTCAATCGCACTGCCCGATGCGTGATTGCTTAATTTGCCTGGAACTTGGCGTACTTCTCTGTAGCAGTACCCCCAGTCGTCAAGCGCACCGCCATCGATCGGCTCGATCAATTCATTAAAGGCCTCTGCAAAGGCAACCAATAAAGGTGCAGCAAAATAGGCACAGCGCAGTTTTACCTTGCTGCCCTTAATCGGGTAAGACTTGATACGGATCGACTCAACATCCTTAGATGCTGGCCAGCCGTTATAGCTAATCGCTGACACTTGCCTGCTGCTCGTCATATGTGGATTTCAGCATTGAAGTAAATTCCCCGTTGCCTCGGTCAATAATCGCGTGGCTTACGCTTTTGTCATCTTCAATAAACGTCACTTTATCCATTTTTATAACTCCGCACTAAATCCAAGATAAGCACTGGCACTTCCAGCACCTCTTAATTCGTAGGTTCGATATTGAGTAAGACCAGATGCAACACCACCAACGACAGCGGCATTTGTTGGGTTATTCATTGCGCTGCTCAAAGTTAATGTACTTATGCTAGTGCTTGTCACAAAATCTGTTAATTGCAAAGTTGAGAACTCAATAGATGTAGCTGCTACTCGCATAGTTACTGGATGTTTTATTGGTAAAACTGTAGCTGTAGTTGAATAAGCAATTCCAATACCATAAAGGGCCTCTAAAATAGTTCCATCGCATGATTGCCGCCAATAATAACGCTGACAAGCTGCTAACTCAGTTGCCAAGGTTGGCGTAGCTAATGCCCAAGTTGTCGCAGTACCGGCATTAAATTGAACTTTTGAAAGTGTTTTTGTTCCACCTGAAGCCGTAAACTCAACGACAACATTGGCTGCACCATCTGCCGTAAATGTAACTGGCGATGCTGCGTAAGATGGTGGCGTACCACCTGAATTATAAACTCGACCTGTAGCAGTACCAGTCCATGAAAGTGTATAAGTACCAGCTGGTACTAAACCTTGTTCAATAACTTGCTGTAATCCTCCACCTGAGTTAATAGTCAAAGATTGACCCTGAGTAGATGCAGTAAAGGTTAAAGTAGTATTAGTAAAGTTAGATTTCCATCTATCAAAACCATATGAACCAGATGCTAAATTAGCAGCTGATATATATGCTCGCTGGTTTAAAGCAAAATTAGAGTTTAAAAGTAAATTAACGCCACCTGCTATTGAGCCAACGGCTACCCACGCTGATCCGCTGTAATATTCAGTTGAATTAGTATCTTTTAAATAAGACATATTGCCTTCTTGTGGGCTTGTTACAGCTGCAGTACGAGCCGCTGCATCAGCGAATACCCACACGCCCTGCATCAAGTAGCCATTAGTATCCGCGGCAGTTAGCACATCCCCGGTAACGAACGTTTTTAGGCCTAATCCAGCTGCCATTTTCTATCTCCTTAGTAACTTAATACAGACGTATCAAGTACGCCATATTGGGTTGAGTTTAATATAAACCCGTCAATAACAGGTTCAAGTGTAGTAAAGGTCGTACGCCATTTATTTGGTGTGACTGTATGAGCCACGCCGAAAACTTGCAGGGTCTTAGTTAGGGTAGATGCACCTGGCTGGTTAGTAGTAATAGTTACCGGGTCAAAGAATTCAAGATCAAGCGCAGCTACGATGCCATTGGCGTAGTTATCTGTGTATAGGTCTAGCTCGATTGCATCGCATCGCACGCTAGTTTCGGCACGGCTGGCAACGTATGCACGGGCATAGTCCAGGGCTACTGCATCGGTCTGCATGAGTAAATTCTGGATATTGTAAGTATGGGCAAAATACTTTTCAACACTAGCTGCGTTAGTAGCGTTTTGAACCGTGCCACCTGTACGGGTTACGTTTGCCTGATTAAATACAAGCGTGTCATCAAGTCGCCATACGGCGTTGAAATAGCCGATGTCTGTGCCGTTATCGTTAAACACGGTAGGCGTACCGCCAATACTGGCAACCGTTACGGTGCGATCCTGAAATACGAAAGAGCCAGATGCATCAACATAGAACGCGCCATACTCGCTATTTGTAACGGTTTGTAATGCAGCCAAGGATGTACGAGCTGTGCCGGGGTCTGCCTGCATAGTAGTTAAACCTGCATCAACATCACGCATAGATGCTGGCCAGTCAATTTCATCAAGTATCTCGTTAATCCGTGTGCCACTTAGGTCGCCTGCAGTTGCACCTGTAACGGTACTGATCTGAGCATTTTGAGCCAGTCTTAGAGCATCTACGGCTTGGATGACTGTATAAACTACATCGGTAGCATTTTTAGGGGTACTGGTCGTATAGCTAGTAATAAACCCTGCAAACATTGGATAAGTAACGCCATTATAGGTAGCCGATATAGATACCTTACGCATCGGATTTAACAGGCCAAAATAGGGACTGCTAGGGTTTTGCGGATTAAAGTCGCCGTTTTGATCCACGATGCGTAGGGTCATTGTGCCAGTTTGGAATTCATCGGCCTGAGGATTGCGGCCGCGCTTAATGCTTACGCTATCTACTACATCGCTTACATCTACGATAACCGCAGCTGAGTCTGCCAATACGTTAGTACCAAATATGCCTTCACCGATAATAAATGCTTGTGCAAAACTAGGCCCTGTAGAAAAGTTAATAACCGCGTTGATTACTGGGACTGTCATTAGCCGTTGTCCACTAAAAACCCAGCAGCTATGCGTGGCAAACCTTGCCTATTAGCATTTAGTAATGCATCGTTTACTTTGTTAGTAAAGTCATCACCATCTAATACGCTGCCTTCGATAACTATATTAATAGCTGGAGATTGGATACCGAATCCTGGGCCACCGACTGCGCCACCATAAGGGTTAAACATCGAGGATGATCCTGTAGCCGATTGGGCAGGCGTTACATTTAATACCGCAGCTGCTAAGGCATCTACTGTAGTTTGCGACTGCGTAACCGATGTAGCGGCAGCATCGGCGGCAGCAGCGGCCTCTGCAGCAATATTTTCTACCTTAGCCAAAATATCCGAAATAGTGTCATCCTCTGCAAATATGTCACTAGTATCTGCAATTATTTCGTCTAAGGCAGTTTGTTCCTCTTTGGCTGCATCAATCGCAGCTGTTACTGCTGCTACCTTCATATCGTAGTTACGGTCTGCATTTTGGCTAGGATTGTAATTAACACCGGGAACTAAGCCCGGAACATCGGCTATGCCTTTGCCTAACTTACCAAGCTCTACCAATGCTAAAGCTAGACTGCCAGCCCATGTAGCAAACGGGTCTTTAGTTTGACCGATTGCTAAAAGATCGGCAGCAATTTTGGCATTTTTGGCTTGTATATCCTCTAGTTTCTTTTGCAAAGCTTCGGCTTTATCTGCGTTGCCTTCCTCAATAGCCTGCATAAGTAATAAACGAGTACGTTCCTCATCGCTTATTTTGCCTTTTAATGCAGCGGCTATCTGAATCTTTTGAAGTTCAAATACAGCAGCAGCTTTTTCAAGTTTCAATTTGTTTGCAGCTGCTAATTTATCGGCTCTAATCTTTGCAGCGGCAGCTGCTTTTTCTGCTGCAATTCTAGCGGCTTCGGCTTTAGCAGCAGCTCTTGCAGCAAGTAAATCACTACTTACGCCTGAGCCACCTGTATAGAATCTACGCGCAGATGGCCGTTTAACTAATTTAGAGGCTGTGCCTTCTGTAATATTGCCAGTTACAAACGCGCTTACAAAGTCTAATAAATTGTATTCGCTTACATCTTTAAGTAGATCGCTAACTGCTGTAGCAAACTTATTTACGTTAGCAGTAGCAGCATTTATATCACCATTACCTGCCATGTCTGCAAAAAGATCTACTAAACCTTCGCCTATAACTTCTTTAGCATTGGCAGATGCAACAGCCAATTTATCTATAGATCCGGCAAATGTATCAATATAGGCTTTGTTTGCACCTTTGCTCTGTTTAATAAGAATTGCTTGAATCTCAGCAAAATCTTTAGTAGCTAGTTCTGCATCGGTTAAGCCTGTATTTAATTGTTTTAAGCCTTTGTAGTTTCCAACGTAAGCACGGGATAAAGTGTTAATAACCGCTGAAAACTCCAAGCCATTAGCCCTAGCTACATCAACGGCTAAAGCCATTAATTCCTGTGTTTTAGTGGTGGATAAAGTTACTTTTGATAACTTCGCATAGGCTGGTCTTAGTTCATCATCTAGGATATTTGTTTGCGCTTCAAGTGTTGCAATAAAATTTTCAGCGTTTTGCGATTGATAAGCCAAACCTAAGTTTTTAAGATTTTGGCGTAATGCGGTTATAGCTGCATCATCCTCAGCAAAAGCTTTTACAGCTTGCTTAGAAAAATTGACTATTGCTCTAGTACTAAAAGCCAAGCCAAAAGCACCAGCTAGTTTTTTAACATTATTAGTTAATTTTTGTGTGGCTTTATCCGCTTGATCGAACGCTTTTTTGCCTTTATATTCAACGGCTAAATCTACTCTTACGGATGGATCAACGGCCATTAGTTATACCCCACAGCCGCATTAAATTTATCCCGGGCAGACTCGATGGCTTTAATAACAGCTGCGTTAGTCTTTCCACCATCCTCTTTCCATGCACGAAAAATTGCACGGCCTTTCATTTTGCGCGATCTACGGCCTGCGCCTGTTTGATTATTCGCATCTACTATCGTGCTGTATTGATTCATAGCTTGTACAAATAAATAACCAGCTTCGGGATTATTGCTCTTGCCGTATTTTTTATTAGTGCTAGTTGTGTAACGATACTCGCCAGCACCTGTATCGCGCCGATAAGTAGGAATTACAACCTCACGCATTTTTGCTTGCTCACGGCCGTTAGGGTGTACACGGCCAGCAGTTTCATAAATAGCACCCGATGCGGATGCATTTTGAATACGCGCTAAAGATCTAAAGCCTGAACGGTTTACCTTGCTAGGTGTGGTTTTGTAACCTACGCCGCCTCTAGCATCTTTCCCATCCCATACTGGAAATTTGCCGTTACCCGATGCTTTACCGTAACCCGATAAAGGGGCTTGGGATGGAATAAACCCACGCGCCTTAGACACAATAGGTTTAAGCAAACTAGCTAATTCTTTTTGCATATCTTTAGCTAAATCAGGTGTGAATTTTTTCATGGCTTTACGGAGTTCAATGCCGCCTTTTACCGCTACTGGCATCTTTCATCTCCTTATTTCGATCTTTCATCGCCTGAAGTAAAGCTTTAAACATCCTGCTATCTAAAGCTAGTAAATCGTTGGGCGCGATACCCGTTTCCAAACTGATCCGTGCGATCAAGTAAGTAAACGAGTCACGCCCTACGCTTCCGGGTCATCATCCAGAACTTCAACCTTTTTAAGTGTTTTTAAAAATTCTGCACCGAACATTGGCACGGTTTCGCCTGCAGTTTTTAAACACTCCCACGCTAACCAATAAACCATGGTCTGCATCTCATCATCTCGAAAGGCTTTATGAAAACCTTTTTTATAATTCAATTCAAACGCATATTCTATGGATGGCGTGATCTGATGCTCAGATACGTTTCCATCTAGCTTTGTAACTTTTAACTTTGCCATTTTTAGCCCCTATTCTTTCTTATCAGCTAGTTGTAATTACGATTGGTGAATTACAAGTAAATGTAATTGATTGTGTAGCGATGTCTGCTACTGCGCCGTTAATATCGGTAGTGTTATTTACCAAAAT